CCTGTAAGACGCTACCACTTGATCCAAGGACATTGGCAAAACGGAGCATAGTTGTTTTTAACCCCATTTCTCGCCAAGAATCAATTGCCCTTTCAGCAATCCACTTTGTTTTCCCCATGACCCCTCTAGCATCAACAGTTTTGTCCGTGCTAATAAAACAAAAATGGGTGTCTGCAATCCAACATAACCCAGCCAAATTCGTAACCAAACCAGCGTTGGTTTTTACCGCTTGCTCTGGGAATTCCTCACATAATCCAACGTGTTTATATGCCGCTGTGTGAATTATAATATCTTGTTTCTTTATTTCAGCTAACGTCAAGTCTTCTACTTTTCCAAGAATAAATGTAGCCTGGGTTTCTCGCTTCATCCAAAAAATCTTCTCTTCTGAGACGTCTAAACAAGTTAAATCAACATACCCACTGACAAGATTAACCACTGCCTGACCTATGCTACCACCAGCGCCGGTAATCAATACTCTTTTACCTTTTAGGGCTTTCAAATCAACAGAACATTGAATTTCTTGGCGTTTTAAAAGGTCTTTCATCTTAATTTTACCCAACCTGAAAAATTCTATCTAAAATCCCTTTGATAATAGTTTTCTTTACCTGTTTAGGTGGTTTTGTAATTCTCGCTTTTTCTCTTTGTACCGGGGCTGAAATGTCAATAGGATACTCTTCAGGTATTATGACACAATGACAATGACTTTTACAAACCGTTACCCCGGATCGAGGCAATCCCCGGTATTTCCATTCCTTATAATCAAGTACCATATTATGTAACGCAGCACATTCATGACAAGATTTAGTAAAAAAAGTAACCCACCGCATAGAATTCTGGATATCCTTGAAAGCAAAGGCATCTTGCATAGCGGAATCAGCGACTTTGAAAACATAACCCTGTGTAGCTGCTGTGATTGCATTAAAATACCTACCCGCTTGACCATTCGCCATCTTCAATTCTTTTTCAATCTCATCCAATGCTGGCTTTTTACCAACCTCATTGAAAAGAAGGCTTTCGAGTAACTCTTCGGAATCAAAGACATATCTTTTCGTAGCCCTGTCCAATTGAGCTATGAGGACATCTTTGTTTTCTAATTCTATCGCTTTTTTGGTTGCCTTCTTTTTAGATTTATCTATCTTAATTTTTTCAATCTCTATTATTATATGTGTCGCTAAACTCTTACCAGCATCCAGGGCCGGGTTAAAATACTTTTTAGCGGTTCTGGTCGCCACAGGAATCACAAGTCGATTTAACTCTGTTCGTGCTGTGTTATCTTGACGCCGAACCCCTAAAAGGATTAATTGAGCAATTGTTTTACTATTCTTGAAAAAATTTTGTACAATTTTCCCTTTAATCTCATCCTTAATAGATTCGCGCATAAAATCCATTGTGTCAAGAAAAACATGAAATTCTTCAGGAACAAAATCTACCCGTGGTACTTCTTGAATTTGTTCAGCTATTATTGTCATTGACTTGGCTCTTTTTTTAACTCTTTAGGTTTCAGCTTATCTTCGATTTGTTTTTTTGCTCCTTGAAGACCGGCGTTAATTTCTTGATCTTCAACAGTCTCTTGAGCCATTTGCTTAATTTTTTCATTTGTCATTTCAACCCACTGATTACCGAGTAAGAGAAAATATTTATCCGCCCATTCTTCATCAATAGGATCAAAGCCAATTTTTTTACGGGCTTCATTGACACTCAACACAGCACTAGATTGTAGTTTTGTAGTACTTTCAGCGACCTGCTTTAGTACCTCCGCTGATTGAGTATCAAATTGATTCAGGTCTACTAAATAAGCACCACCCCAATTTAAATCCGGTATAATGTCACAATTGATCCAACTTTTTAAAATCTTTTGAAGGGGTGTTACTGAGAAATCCCTGAAATCTTCTCGTTGTGTCTGTCCTTCACTGCCACCACCCATTTGCCCTGGGATAATTACCCCTACCATTCTAGGTGGTACACCGTGTGATGCAATAATTTCATCTCTGTTTTTGTCCCTGGTTTGTAAAAAAGACCCCTCATTTACATCTGCTTCTAGTTTTTCAGTCTCAATTTTACTGTCAGGGTCAGACATGGCGATAATCATCGGTACGTGCGATCTACCTTTTAAGACCTGTGTAAAATAAGTTTTGAAGTCCTCTTTTTCTTTGTCAGTAATTCCTTGGCCAATTAGTTTAAAAAGCCATCTTGGTACTCGATTGTTTTCAAAAAACCCTAAATTCCATTTCTCTGCGGCTTCATCGGAAACCATTGCAGTAAAAGAGGCTATGAAAGCTGGAATACCGTATAAAGGGCTCAACGGATGGTATTTTCTTAAATGAATAATTTCACTGGCTTTATCATCTTTTTCTTCAGATGTAGCTACAAATTCATCCTGTTGATCTTCACCATCTCGATAATTCCCCTCTTCACCATCTCGATAATCCGTTGATGTTTCTGTCCCAGGTTGAGTGCCATCAATTTTAAATACCCTCGTATCCCCGTATTCTTTGAAAAATATCTTTTGATACACAGCACCACCAAATAAAGTTTTTGATTCTGTTGTTGTTCTTGGGAGACCTCCTGTCGAAAATGCTGTATCCCCTATATTTCGGGTTAAATTAACCATTTGCCAATACCCGCCGCCTTTTCTTTTTCTTATCGTCAAGGCAGGGACATGATAGACTTTTGCCGGTCTTCCTATAGTATCTCGGATAACCTCTATATAAGCGTTTCCAAGGGATCTGATGTCTACCCCCAAAGCGTCATTCAAATCCTCTAAGTCTTTATGTTGCTCGCACTTGGCCATTTCATTAAGTTGTTTTACTTTTTCATCGGTTTTTTCACTTTTATCTTTTGTCGTTAATGTCCAACCTGACGATGATGCCGCTGTAGCAACGATCTCAACACATCTTGCATGCCATGTTGAGTTAAGGACAAGGTGAGCAAGGTCAAAAATTGGAATCGAGGGTTCTATTACGTCTGAGCCAAAACTATTCGCTATAGCCTCTAGATTTTGCTGTGAGGCAAGTGCAAGGGTCTCTACGGCTTTACTAAAAATAGCGCCTTTATCCACCCCATTTTCCCCGGCCCCAAAAGAAAATTTCTTTTCACCTGACATTTTTAATCCCCGATTTAATCTATTACCCAAAAGTTAATTTCTTTTCTTTTATTGGAAAAACACCATTGACGAAATACCTAATACCATCTAAAGGGTGTGAATGCTCATTATGTGTATATTTTTCTCTTGATTCCTGTTTCGATGGTGTCTTTATCCTATCCCATGTCGCTTGTTCTAAGGCGTCTATGGATTTTTTGCACTTGCCACGGATTAAATAAAACTCCGGCTTTCCGGTAAAATTAGATAATCGTAGCTTTTTTTTTACCGCTTGTATACCATCAGAGCAAAATTGACTTTTATAGCGCATAAAAATTTCATGGTTCTCTAACTTCCCAATATAAGATTTACCATCAACGCCGGATACTGCTTTTCCAGATATATCCCCCCAGTCTAACCATTTATCGGGGGGAGCAAATTTATCTGATATTTTTCTAACTTTATCCCCTAAATCATCAATAAGTAGTCCGGACTGAATTATTTCATCAAATTGAACAAGAAGCCCCTCTTTAAGGTTATACTGAAAAAAACTAACAGCCGCCGGATCGTCATAGCCAAAATCCCAGCCCCGACCATATTGCCAGCCTTCGTCCTCGGTTTTATGATCCCAGTTAGAAAAGGTGTTTCTATCATAATCAAATTCTACAAAGACACAATCAAATCTTTCTGGTCGTTCGCATAACCATTGTGCTTTAAAAATTTCCCACGATAGTAATTTAAATTTTTCTAAGACATCACTAAAAGGAATGTATCCTCCCGATCTTTTAGCTTTTCCGTCACACACTTCTGGCCATGTCTTCTTTTCGCCTGAATTGGTATATGAAATATGACTTTCATATGGACAAGAACTACAGGATTTTTTGTAAGTGCAAGGCTCCATCACCTCAAAGATACAATACTTATATAATTTAAACCCACGATCTCCAGCCTCTGAAATCATTAACTGAGCATTACCCGTGGCTTTTTTTCTTGTAGTTACTAACCTAAGGGATGATAAAATCCCTTTGCCTGATTTAGCCATGCTGCCAGCTTCCTCGAATATTTCCCAGGGTAGGAGTTCAAATTCATCCACACAAACTTTATGCGGGTGGGGGCCGTTGACGGCGTTCATTGTCCCCGGTAAAATCTCTATCAATGATTCGTTGTTGAATACTGTCCTTGACTTAATTGTACGGTCAATGATTTCAGGGAATTTTCTTGCCCATTTTTGAACATAACCATAAGCCCTGTCAGCTTGTGCCAAAATTGCCCCTAGATGAGCAACTTCTAAAAAATTTTTCCATTTAGCCTCTGAGAATTCAAGGGCGGCTGAATTATTAGTCTTACCCCCTGTCCTGTTAGCAATTACAATGCAGTTTTGAGTCTTATCAAAAAAACTATCCTGAACATAATCAAAAGGTGCATTATGACCCTCACAGACAGATTTCCGGGGAATGTCTAGGCCAAGGTTATCCTTAATATAAGCATGGAGTTCATCAGGCGTTTTGGGTATCCCTCTTAATTTCCTGGTTTGTTTTTGAGGTGATAAAGAGATTCGCTCTATGGCCTTGGAAAAAACCAAATCATTAAAAAGTTTTTGCGTCTGACTCTGAATTGCCAAGCTCATCTTTAAGCCTCTTAAGTTCTTGCTGGACTATCAAGTGCTCATGAAAAACACCAACACGCCCATAAAAGTTAAGCATAAGAGAAACCGCTGAAGGTGAAAATTCTTTTTTGTCAAGTTCTTTTCCTAACTGTGTTAATGCCTTTTGGAGGTATCCCACCGTTCTGTCTCGAATTTGCGCAAAAACCTCAATTCGCCTTTCTTCTTGTGCCTCCCTAAACTTTTTTATTTTACACCAGCGATAATAGGTAATTTCATTGACTCCAATTTCTTGGCAAATGCAAGCAATGGTTTTCCCCTGTAAGCGTAACTCTATGGCCCGCAATTGCTTAATGGTTACGTCCTCCCTTTTTTTCTTGCATTCACTAGTCTTGGTAGCCAAAATTTATTACCCCCATTATTGCAAAGTGACCAAAATTTCGTAACTGGTTCCCGCGCCTTGACCTCTCAATTTTACATCCGTTGCTCTATGATCCGGGCCAATGTAACCACCAGCAGGAATAGTTGTAAAAATATTATTCCAAGCTTTTTTAGATCGCCGAAAATAAACATACAAATTTTGAGACCCGTGAATATTTTTGACCAAAATTGAAGTTGAAGCTGGAAAAGTAATTGTTTTACCAGCAGGGCCAACTGTACCTCGACTTTGCCAACAACCTTCCGGGGTTACTTCAGCGACTTGTTGCTGTGTCTGATTACCTCTTTGAATTTCACCAGCCATAATATTACTCTTTTGTAAAGTTTTTAACCTGTTTTTGTCAAATCTATTACAAAAGAGTAACATATCTATTTTTACCTGTCAAGATAAAAATTATTTAATTTACAAATCTTCCGTTGTTTTTTATTTCGCCTTCACTCATTACTCACCTCCTTCTCCATCATCGCCAATCCTTTTTTCAGGCAAACGCCACTTGCCGCCTGCAACGGTCAAGTTTTCCACCCACCTTTCAGCATCGTAGTGGTTTATGTCTTTATCTGGCCCGACGAGCCATTTTAGATTGTTTTCAGCGTCGAAAATCACGCCT